CTCCCCTTGATCCTGGTTGTTTTGTAGGATCAACTTCAGGTCTAAAGTTTATACACTCCTGAGCATCTTGATAGATGGAAGGAGCTTCATAAGCCGAACCAACAAAGCCAAAATCAGCCATTTTCCAACCTTATCTAAAGAATCCACCATTAAGAATCCAGCCAGCATCTTTTTGACGGCTAGAGAGCATTGCATCAGCAAACTGAGCTGATTGCATTGGTTTCATGTTGGTGCGTTTTAGGGTTGCTTTAGCTTGTGCAGCATAAGCGTTAATCATCGTAATTTGAGTTTGTGAGGCTTTGCCATACATAGGCATCAAACGCTCTGCCAAACACCATCTAAGAGCCATTGAATAGCCTTGTGGCAGAACTATATCGTCATACATAGTGCCATAGTTACTGAATATGGTTTGAGCAAACAAATGGACTTCGCCTTGGGATGGATTAGGCCATAGGAATATGTTGCCTGATTGCTCATTTGCATTGAAATAAACAGCTTTAGGCCAAGGGCCATTCAAAGTTTTCAGACCAATAGAGTTGTAGTTATCTAAAGCCAAAATCGCCATTTGGTAATCTAAACCGCCATTGGCAATAGGCTGACCATTGGAGCTAGTGTTTACCCTTACATAGGCAGAATCTAATCCTAATGGTTTTTGATAGTAAGCAGTTATCGTTGTAGGAACAATCGTTCCAGTAATAGTTGTTGAGGCTACTGTTTGGGAAGCGCTAACTGTATAAGTACCAGTTCCACCAGTTCCAGTAATTACAGCAGAAATTGTTGTTCCAGCAGTAATACCAGTTCCGCTAATAACTGATCCCACATTGACTGCGCCTGAAGTAACGGCAGTTACAGTAAGAGTTGTGCCTGAAATAGAGCCTGTAAATACTGGGGTTTGCGTACCCTGAACAATATTTAAAAGATAAGTACCCTGCTCATTCACATTGCCACCAGCTCCAGTTAAAGAGCGAACAATGCGAGTTCCAGCAGTAATGCCTTGAGCTTTAAGATATTGACCTTGTGCTACAGCTCCTGAATTAATGCCAGTAACTGTCATTACATTGCCTGAAAAAGTAGCAGGAAAAGAAGCGCCAATGAAGTTTGCAGTAGATGGATCAGGGCCAATCGTATATTGAACTTGACCTGGCACAACTGGGAATATGATCTCAGTTATGTTGAAAACCATCATATCCTCATTTGACCATTGGTCTATGAGGTCATTCATCATCTCAAAAGCATCTAAAGCAGCATCGGCTGAAGGTTGCTCTCCAGCCTCCAAAGCGCCAATGTCTTTTAAAGCTCTGCTAATGATGTCAATAGGTTTTGTCATAATTTATCCAATCGTAAAAGTATTGTTTTCCCAAGGAAATTCAATCTTTTTACTGGTTTTTAATGCTTCTAGCTGTTTTTCTAGGTTCAATTTTATGATGTTTACATCATCTTGGGTAGTATCTTGCTCAATCCAACGAGTTAAATCATCTTCTTTAATTTCTGATACAGGCTTGATAATTGTGCCTTCAAGGAAAGTATGCTCTCCTTCAGTTTCAACAATATTGGTTTCATCTTGTGCTTTCAATAAATAACGAACTTTGGCAATCGTTTGATTACCAAATATTTCTAGAATTGACCATGTATAGGTAATCATCCAATTAATGCCTTTACTTCATCTTGAGTTAAGCCTAATGCAGCTAGTTTAGATAGTGCAGAAGCCTTAGTATCAATGGCTGCTTGTGCTTTAGCGGCTACTGTTGCTTGTGTAGATTCCCATAAAGCATCTAATTCAGCTTGTGTAGGTTTAGGGCTTGAATCTAACCAATCTAAGCCTTCATAAGAATCGCCATCTAATGACCATTGGGCAGTAGGGTAATTTGTAGAAAGAATTTGTGAATAATTAATCATCCTGCAATCTCCATAACAGTAATTGTTGATGCTTCTCTGCCACTATAAGTATCAGAACTATTTAAATCACCATAAGAAGAATTGATAACAATATAATAAGTTCCACCTGATTGGCAACACGCTTGCAATGAATAAGTTGTTGAGCTTGTAGTTGCTGGAGAATCTAAATATTGAAAACCAAGACCACCATAAGCAGTATTAGTATCGGAAGTTCCAAACATTCTAAATGTAGCTTGTGGTCTGCTACCTGCCGCACCGCCAACTCCAATAGCAGTTCCAGCACGAGTAAGTCTAAATAATTGAGAGCCTTGATTGCTATTTGATGCTGTAGCACCCAATGAAACCATTACAAGAATTTTGCTAGTAGAAAATTTAGGAGTTATAGAAACTGATAAACCAGTAATATCAGTAAAAGATGCAGATGTTGTTGAAAAAGTATCTGTTTTTATTACACTTTGAACTTGTAAAATACTACCAGCACTAGCTTGTGTAGTAGCGTTGTTAAATGTTAGACCATTAGTTCCATCAATAATCATGCTCATGGCAAAGTCCTTACATATTCTTTAGCTTGGTCAATAGTCATTACATTGCCATCAGCATCTTCTAGGATTGAATCATTAGGGCTAGTATTTAAGCTAAATGAATTGCCATCTTCTTGAACTGTACTGCCAGGTTGTTGATCTAATACGGCAGTTTTAAAGGCTTGGTAGTCTGTGTTGTCAGGGTCAAATGGTATGCAAGCGTTATCTGATAAACAAATAACTGCATTTACTGTTTGTGAAATTCTATTTTTGTGTAATTTATACATTTTATAATTCCGCAGAAACTGCTAACCAAGCATTATTAACCATTAAAATTCCTGTGCAATTCCCACCAGTTAATCCTGAAGAACCACCAAAGCCACCAGTTCCAAGTATATTTTTGGTTACAGAATCTATAGAACCGCTAGAAAAAGCACCTAATCCAGCACCAGCAGTATTTGATGGATTAAAAGAACCAATAGCCGATAAAGTACCAGTTGGTGTTGATCGCATTTGTACTGGTAAATCAAGTATTTTTCCAAACGCTGCTCCAGCACTATATGCTTGTAAATTAGCTAAAGTTATAGTTCCACCACTATCGTTTGTAAGTCTAAAATAATAGCGTTGGCAAGCACTTAATTCTTGGTTATATAAACGATACTCAAAACCAGTAGCAGAACTACCTACTTCTAGTTGAACACCAGTAATGTAGAAAGTTGCTCCGTTAGTTCCTACTACGGATGTTGCTCCTGTAGCTGACCATAAATTAGAAGTAGACCATGAGCCAGCAGTTCCACTATATGTAGAACCAACACCAAGACCAAAAACTAACAAAATACCAACACCATTAGTTTTAACCCAAGTTCCGCTTGTTTCTCCAGTAACATTAACACTAACTTGTGTCCAAGTATTTGCGGAAGAAATTGTGTAAGTAAAAGGATAACACCTATTTCTTGCTGAATTTTGTAAAGCACCGCCAAAAGTTCCAGTTAGTGAACTACGAACCCAAAATGACAAGGTTACTGTTTTTGCATCTGAAGTTCCCCACCCTAAATCAAGAGTATTTAATCCTTCAATAGCTTGAGCAACAGAATAATAGTCACCTGCTTGTACAGAATAAGCGGATAAGGATGTAACACCCAAATAATTATAAAATCCAACTGGTGCAGTTACTGACCCAGCGTTTTGTTGCATAGTATATTTTGAACCGCCACCAGTTCCACCCTGACCCCAGCCAGCCCATCTATCAACAGAATATTGATTGTCGCTTGTTGCAGTAACACTAGCACCAGCATTTCTTTGGTCAATAACCATTGCACCATTGATGATGCGATTCTTCATAATAGAAGCGTTACCAGCACCTAGTATTCCACCGCTTGTAGAAGTTGTTACTGTATCAACATTGATATTTCCGTAAGGCATTATGCTAATTCCTCATCTGTAGGTCTAGCTAGTGTAGGGTGTTCCCATTTAGCAATGTAATCGCCTTTGCCGTCTGAATCGTTTTGTAGTGTGATTACAGTTATAAAGTCTTTATCTTCAAGGCTTGGGTATAGTGCTTTGATTTTATTGTATAAAGTCATTATGCAGTCCTTATCATTGAACCGTTGAAATAAGTTGCAAAGTTTCCAACTGTAGTACTGTTTGTGCCAGGTGTTTGATAGCAATAAAGCTCTATATAATCTGTGCTTCCGTTGCAATACACTAAACCACTAGCTGTAGCACATATCCCTACTACACTTCCTGAAACAAAATTTCCATAATAAAAAATAGTTCCATTTTTATATATAGATGTAGCAGCTACTCCAGCCGTTATTCCCCAATTTACTGCACCATTAACTTGGTAATATCCAGCTACAGTAGGGGTAAAAGTAGAGGATGCAAAGTTATTGTTTGTATCAAAAACTTCAGTTTGTAATAAAATTTTTGTCCATGTCCCTGCAGCAACAGATTGAGTTGTGCTTTGATAAGCACTAAACGCTGGCATATTACCGCTAACCATTACTGTGCCAGTAGCGGCTGGTAATGTTGCAGTATTCGTTCCTGATACGGCAGGAGCAGCTAAAGTAATAGCACCTGATGTATCGCCTGAAATTACGACTGAACTCATAGAACCACCCACCTTTGACCTGAACTTACTGTAACTGATTGACCGCTTGCTACTGTTATAGGGCCAACACTCATTGCATTGTTTCCTGATGCAACTGTATAGCTTGCCGATACAGTAGTGTTATTAAGAACTAAGCCATTAGAAGCTATTACCTGGCTTGCTGATAAATCGCCTGTGCTTGGCTTATACAAATACTTTGCATTACTTGTATAAATCGTTGTTGGAGTTCCGCTTGTAGCAGAAGAAAACAATGGGTAAAGATTGCTTGCAGTAGTCGTATCGTTGCTAATTGTTGCACCTGATACGATGCCAGTTAAAGAAGATCCATCACCCAAATATTTAGTTGCGCTTAATGTTCCAGTAGAAGGGTTGTATTGGAGCTTGGTAGAGCTGACATTTTGAGTTGTAATATTTCCGCTTGTAGCACTTGTAAAGGCTATATAACGAGTAGCGTTAGTAGTTGTATCGTCTGTAATCCCTAATCCTGTGGCTGGAAGGGCTTGCCAGGTTGGAGCAGATGCGCCATTAGAAGTAACTACATATCCAGCAGTTCCAGTTGATCCAGCCAAAGATAAAGTGCTATTGATTCTTAATGTAGTAAATGTTCCAGCTAAAGGTGTTGTTCCACCAATAACCATGTTATCCATTGCTCCAGCATTTGTAGGTTTAATTTCGACTGAGCCTGATCCAGCAGGATTTATATGAACATGACCAGTTCCAGTTGGGCTAATGTCAATTTGTGCGTTTGCACCATTTAAATTAGCAGATACATCAACTGTTAAATTTGCGCCACCACCGCCACCCCATTGTAAGCAAGCAGTTCCACCTGAATTTCTTAATGAACCACCAGCAGAATTAGCAGCATCATAATTAGTGCCTACAAATTTAGTACTAGCAGTAATAGTTGTGCCAGTAATTGTATTAGCAGTAGTTCCACCAATAGCAGGAGGAGCTGACAAGTCTAAAGAACCGCCCAAGGTGAGGTTTCCGCTAGAAGTGACTGTACCGCTTAAACTAATGCCTGAAACTGTTCCTGTGCCTGTTACAGAGGTTACTGTGCCTGTTGTAGGAGTTGCCCAAGATGGAACACCTGAAGCCAAGGTAAGCACTTGACCATTAGAGCCAATAGCCAAGAATGTTGTTGTATCAGTTGCAGATTGATAAGGAACTGAACCAGCAACTCCTCCTACTAAATTGCTTGCTTTGGCAGCAGTTCCAGTAGTGTTTTGGTTAAATGTAGGCCAAGTAAATGTTCCAGTTGAGAAATTACCTGAAGTTGGAGTTCCTAAAACTGGAGTAACTAAAGTAGGACTTGTAGCTAAAACAATGTTTCCTGATCCAGTTACACCAGCAGCCAAAGCAGTAGCAACACCAGTTCCAAGCCCTGTAATTGATCCTACGGCTGGGGTAATGGTTGTATTGGTAACAGTAGTTACTTGACCGCTTGCATTAGTTGTAAATACTGGAGTTTGTGTAGCAGATCCATAAGTAGAAGCTGTTCCAACAGGAGTAATGCTAAATATTGTGCCAGTAAGAGTTAATCCTGTGCCAGCAGAATAAGTTGCTGAAGTAGTAAATTGCGACCAATTTACCGCAGTTACACCTAAAGTACCGCCAGGAGTTGCTGTACAAAACCAAGCTCCACCAGCTTGAGATCCATATTCAATAAAGGAAATGGCAGAAACTAGCTCATCCCATGAGTTAGCATCTAAAGATCTAGTCCAAGCAGTTGCAGAAGCCAAATAAATGCCATTATTAGCAGCATTTGACTGATTCTTAACTAATACTCGATCACCAGCTAAAGTTAAATAGCCATCAATCGTCTGCAATCCTGACAAAGTAATATTTGCCAATGTTGCAACCGCACAAGGTTGTTTCCAACTAATTCCAGCAGCATAAGACTGCAAAGCCAATAAATTGACTATATCTGTTGCGCCTACTGGTTGAGTTGAAACTGTTCCAGTAGTTGTTGCTATGTTGGTAAAAACACCAGTAGAAGGAGAAGTATTGCCAATCGGACTGCTATTTAAAGTGCTATTGGTGATCGTTAATCCTGATTGAATAGGATTTGCCGTTGCATAAAACGGCTGACCTTGACCAATAAAAGTATTAAATGACCCATCCGTATTGAAATAAGCCTGAACAGGCAATAGATTCTGAACAGATGAATCTGCTGGATTAGTCATAAATCATCCTTCTAGAACAGTTTTTAAGACTGATCGCTTACTGGAGTTATATATACAAGTGCAGGGCCTGCTGCCGAACCAATAGCAGAAACTTGAAAAGAGTTTGCTGGAACGGCTAAAACAGTAGGCTGAGTCATGGATGCTGGAAGAATGTAAGAACCAGTTGCGCCATCAGCACCAATAGAGGCTGTAACAGCCGTAATTCCTGTTGGTGAAATCTCAATGGCTACTGTATTTGCTCCAGTATTCAAAAACGCTGCATAGTTGCTAAGAACATTACCACCTACAGCCGAAACAGTAACGGCTGCATGAGCTGTTGCTGCTACGGATAAGGTAGTTGTTCTTCCTGCTAAACGAACAACAGTTGTTAATGACATGATTTATCCTTAATTAGACTGCTGTTGCAGGCAATGGGCCTTCAATACGAATAACATCAATAATGTAGTTACCAGCAGCAGGAGTTAATGCGCCTGCTGTGCAATTACCAAATTGAACGCTTAATGTATTGGCTGCTGAAACTCTAACATCAGCAATAAAAATACCAGCAGTTTGAGCGCCAGTACAAGCTATGGCTACATGATCGGTTGTCAATAAGCCAGGAACAGTAAATGTTTGGGCAGCAGTAATATTAGCAGCAACTTCGGCTGGGGTAATGGATGGCTGAATGTAGAAAGTGTTAAGAGCGTTTCCACGAGCAAGAGTGGTTGATGGCATGATTTGTCCTTTATATAGGGGTTTGAGGCTACCTAAGTTTAATCGTATATTATCGGTTTCGCAAATAGTTTCCAAAATGACCGACAAATGTTTTATTTCCTGTATGACCCATTTTAATTTCAGGATCGCACCATACTCTACCGCCTATTTTGCTCCATCTAAAACAAAATGAATAGTCCTCACCATATTTCTTATCGCCTTCAGCAATATGGGCAAAAAGATCATAAAACAGATTATCTTTAGCTCCATCATGAAAATATTGTTCAGGATAGGCTTTTACCATTTGCTCTAAACAATTACGACTAATCTTCATAAATCCTGTCGCAATAGCAGCGACTTCTAATAATCCTGTTTCAGGATCTGCCCATAATTCAGGCTTTTCAAGGTATTTAATAGGAAATCCTAGCTCATCAATTCGATAAGGGTAAACACCGCCTACTAAATCTACTGGATGATCTACAAGCCTTAAAAGAGCGCCTTTTTCCCAAGCTACATCAGAATCCACAAAAACAAGGCAATCAGAATCTGTTTTAAGGAAATTGGAGGCTATAGCGCCTCTACAATCGGCTATATAAGCGCTTCCTATGTCATCAATAAGGGTAAATGTATCACCTCTAGAAACTAGCATTACAAGATCGTTTACAAGAGATCTCATAGTTGCCATATAAACTGAGCCTGTATAAGCTGGAATAGCTATGGTTATATGCAATTTTCTTTCCTTCACAAAAGAAAAAGCCCTCCCTTTTTGGGGGAGAGCTTAGTTTTACAACATAAATTAGGCTGTTACACCGATGTTCTGTAAGGCAGTAATGATGCTATTAACTGCTGTAGAAATCGCTGTGCCAGTTGCGTTTGTTGCAATAGTAGTAATTGCAGCAGCTTGAACAACTGGAGTTTCGCCATAAAAGCCAATTTTGCCAGTAGCAATACCGAGTGATACACCATCTGCGGCATTACCATTGAATAAATAGACTGTTGATACTGTTGATGCTGGGCCTGGATTTGCCATGATTTAGTTCCTTTCTAGTCCAAAAATTAAGATGCAATACGGCAAGCCAACTCAGGATAGAGTGGGGCCCAACCATAAAGAACATCTAAACGAGTAGGAATAGAGTCATTGTTAATGGTGTATTGACGAACTACACGCATTGACAGACCGATTTCCTTGTCGGAAGCACGACCAGCAAAATGAACACCTTCAGGCAACTCAAGATCGGCTACTGCGAGAGTAAACGCATTTTTGTGCATAAGGATGTTTTGTGGGCTGGTTGTACCAGTTGAGTTAAAGAAGGCTACAGCTTGTGCGCCTGAGCTAGTTACGCTGATGTTTTGGAACTGACCAGCAGAAATAGGAGCAGGAGATACATTAACTGTGATTGTTCCACCTGAACCGCTAACGGCTGTGTTCACAACAAAGTTACGCAACTTACCATAAGACTGACGATTTTGTGGGTTTACTGCAAATACACCAGCAATGGTGAATGTATCGCCTTGATTCAAGCTAACAGCGTTAGTCAAAGTCAAAGTGATGTTTGCAGATGAAGCCCAACCGCTTGTCAAGAAGCCAGTAGCTGTAGTCACATTGACTGTAGCTGTTCCAGCAAATGAGCCGTAAGTTTGGTTCACAATGTTCTGATCCATCTTCCAGTTCATACCAGCAGAGTCACGACCCATCAGACCTTTACGATACTGAGTAGAAATCGCTTCTTGTGGCACAAATAGACCCTTCAAGCTATCAACGATAGTTGCGCTTGAGAATGGATCAATAATGACTGATCTACGACCATCACGAGGAGCGCCTTCAGAATCAAGGTAAGCACCAGCGTTTAGGAAGGTAATCAAGCCAGTTGGAGGAGTGCCTGCTGTGCCTACTGTGTTGTAGGTAGCATTTTTAGCCATTGTCAAACCATCTAAGTCGATTTTGTTGGCAATAGCAGCAACTGCTGGTTTCAAAACACGATCAGAGAACATATCCAAGCTCAAAGCTAAATCTTGAGTTGTGAATTGTGTATCCACATGGAACTGAGTTGAAAGGGTTACAGGAACTGAAGTTTCGTTGAAATCTTCAACATTCAATGCAGGGCCTGTTGTTCCAATGAAACGACCAGGTCTGCGAACATTGACTGTGTTACCAATTTTTGCGCCAACTACGGCAAATTGGTCATCATAGTTACGATCTACTTCAGAAGTGAAAGTTAATTCGTTCTCCAATACCATCAACGCTTCGTTGGTGATCTTGGAAATAGTTAATAAAGTATTGCTCATTTTCTTTTTCCTTTAAAGAAATTAGGGTTTTACCTGATCTTCCCTGCTTTTCGAGCTGCTTTCCACGCTTGGAACGAACCATGAAACTCACCATCTGAGCCAATAGGTGTATCCATTGCGCTTCCAGTAGCCCTAATCGGACTGAGAGGAGCTGGTGCTTTAGACTTCTGAACAACAGGCTTACTTCTAACGGCAGTTTCTTCAGCAGCTTCCTGCTTCTCAAACCGAGCCTCCAATTTCCCAATCTCTCTAAGCGCTTTTGCCATCGGCAATGCTTGGAATCTCTCAGCTTCTTCTCCATCTAGACTAGCTAAATGGTAAAGAATCTCAGGCCCAACATCTGACTCAATAATGGCATCTCTCACTTCATTGCTTACAACGACTTGAGTAGAATTCACTATTTCATCAAAATCAGCTAGATTTGGTTTCGCTTTTTGAAGTTTTTCAGACCAAGTCTTTAGGACTTTTTGTCTTTCTTCTTCAGCTTTGCGATTTAAGTCTTGCTGATCCCTGTCATACAACGCTTTCTCTGCTGACCATTCCGCTAATGCCTTTGCGTATTCAAAAGCATCATCAAACTGATCTGCCCTAGGCTCTACTCCAATCGGATCTTCCGCAGTCTTTTGCTGTGGATTGCTCCGTTCTTCATATTCCCTAAGTCTAGCTTCCAGTTGCTCTCTTTGCTCACGCTCTTTAGCAGCATTTTCTTCTGCTAATTTGCGAGCTTTAGTTAGCTCTGAAAACCGCTTTTCAAGTTTAGGATTTTGTTTCCGTTCCTCTGTTGCTTTACCTTCAGTTTCTGAATCCTGTTCACTCTCACCTTCTGCTTCAACTGTCGGCTCTGATTCAGGAGTTTCCTCAACTGCTTCAGCCTCAACAGGAGCTTCATCGGAAGCTAAACCTAGACGATTCATAGTCCATTCAGTTAAATTCTCGCTAGTTACTACATTACCAGCTTGTTTTGTTTCTACAACTTGTGCTTCTGACATGAGATTTCCTCAAGATTTTACCCAATGAATCCATTGGTAGATTTACAACAATTCATTTTTACCACTAAAACTTATTTAAAACAATATTATTGCTTTTCCTTTTTGGCAGGATTGCGATACATACTGTGGCTTATTGAAAAATCTTTGTGCTTGCCTTTATTTTCAACAAATCCATATTTTTTATAAAAGCCTTTTAAGCGATCAACGGAAGATGCTCCAAAATCTTTAGAAGGACTCAAAGCTATACGCTTTCCTTCTTTGTCTGCATGAGTAGCTAGTTCTTCCATAAATTTAGAACCAATGCCTTCTCCACGCTTTTCTTTAGGAACAATAATTTTGCTCAATTCAATACCATGTTTACCACTCCATACATCAGCATCAATTCCATGCTCTTTTTGATACTTTTCAGTTAATGTTTTTAAACCATTTTCTTTTTCTTCAACAGGCTTACCCAACTTTTCAGCCATCTTCTTTTCCATGTATTCCTCACGATTCTCTGAGGTTACGATTTCTCTTGGCATGATTACATTCCTTGCATTGGGGGTTGTTGTGGAGCTTGTTCCATAGGTTGCTGAACTGGCATTGGCTGTGGAGGAGGTTGCATTAGAGGATTCTGCCCTTGATCTATATCCTGGGCAGCTTGAGTAGCAAAGGCATATTGCTCCTCATTTCTACGATCCAACTCAGCTTTAATGGCAGTTGTATCAAGATTAGCAATAAGCATCTTAACAATGGCATCAATTTCAGTCTTATTCTGACTAGTAATGGAGCGAGTATTTTGGTCATTAACCTTAACTTCTGCCATTGTTTCAGTATTGTGCGCTCTAGCAGTAACATCCATGAGCTTACGAGCTGTAGCTGCTCTTTCCTTGGTTTCGGTAACGGATTGACCATACTTGAGATCCATGCCCATAGCCTCAAGTTGCTGTTGCATTTGCTGGATCATCTGTTTGGACTGAGCTAACTGCATTTGAACTTGTGGAGGAATGTCTGATTTCTCATCAATCTGAGCCAATGGATTAGAAGCAGCCATGCGATCAGCAATGATCTCAGCTCCTGGGAAGTCCATATTACGGAAGATCAAATCTCCAGCAGTTTGCATTAATGTAGGATCAGCAGCCAATAAAGTCATCATGGCTTCTACTGCTTCACCACGCTTAGTAGCAAAGCCAGGGCCTGTGTCCATTACTACATCATAGCGACCAACTGATACATCATTAAGGATCTTCTCAACACCTTCCTCAGTCGTAACTCTTTGATTTAATGTAATAATTTCAGGCTTTTCATCAGCCCCAATAATCCGCATTACTCGCTCTGTATCGTAAATCTTAGGAATCAAATCAAGAATAATACGACCACAATAAGCAATAGAACGAGTTAAATTGTCGTAATAGTGGAAGTTCACCATATCAACTTGTTGTTGTTGCCCTGCAATAGCTTTGCCTGACATATTGCCCTGTGGCAACTGGCTTGGATCATAGATTCCAACGACTGTCATCAAGTCGTTAGACATTCCTTGAGTAGCTGTAACAATGCCAGCAGGAGGAGGTTCAGGCTGTAAACGCTGTGGAGCTGGTGCTTGTCTGCCCTCTGTATCAGTCTGCTTGTAACGCAAAACAGGCATTGCCTTGATATTAGCTTGCGCCCATTCGTTCTCATGGCCTTCATCTTGTCCTTCAGCCATAACCCATTTAGCTTTAGGAGCTAGGGCTACGGATTCAGTTAGAGCTGTAGTCCAGTAGTTATACATACGCTGTGGATCTTTAGCCATTCTAACCAAGCCAAATTTCTTGTGCTTTGCATCAATAATGCAAGATTGACCATAAACAGGAATTACTGGTATGTATTTACCAGCCCAATCCCTTTCCTCAAGGATCTCCATTGCTGTTAGCTTGCACCATTTAATCTGCTTTTTGTAAGTATCACGCTTCTCAATGATAGTAATACCAGCTTCAGCCAATACTTCAGGAGCTGGCAACTCATCGTCAAATACACTTGTGCCATCAGATAAAAGGACTAATTTGGCAGGAGTTCTAACTGTGTAGAAATACTCGGCAATCCGAACATCTTCTTTAGTAACCCATTCAGCATCTGAATCGCCTGTTCCACGACTTGTGAAGCCTTGACCATCATTCTTGCCAGGGTACATAGCCCTAAATGTTTTTTTACTAACAACTGTAGTAATCAGGCAGCGCTCTGCATCAGAGCCATCAGGCAACTGGGAATTAGGATCAAAATAAACTGTAAATGGATTATCAATCGGTCTAATGTAAATTTCTTGCTCAAATGAATCAGGGCTGATGTAATCGGTCATTACTCGGAAGTAACCCCAACCCATTTTAACTGCGTATTCAGAGGCTGTATCGTAAGCCACATCCGCAGAGGATTGATACTCAATATGACGGCAAACACCGCTTAGAATGTCGGCTAATTTGGCATCAGCCTCATTATTCATGCCTTGGACTTTAATTCTTGGTCTTTGCTGACGGATTTGGTTGCAGATCTGACGAACATAGGCATCAACCTTATTAATCGTCAAACAAGGTCTAGATTCAAGCACTCGGCTGTTTTGAACATCAACAGGCCATTGATCTCCAGCGCAAAAGCGAACATCGTCTAAAGCCTCGGCTCTGTTGTTGGAATCAACATCATTGCAAAGGTTTAAAAACTTCTTTGCATCATTGATTCTTGTATCTTCGCTTGAATCTTGATCCTGATAATCTGCCATATCTATCCCATCCAACTCCCTGCTGGAGCATAATTTTGTTTAGCTGGTTGTCGTTTCTTAGGCTCATTTACCAT